TTGTCTCGGCAGTAGAGACGGTTTGACTGATATTAATAGTGTATGTACCAACGCCACCCGATCCAGTTCCTAGTCCTGTGATAACGGTTTCCTGTGCTATTCCAACGCCAAAAAGCGACTGAGACACCCCAATCGTTCCGTTTTTAACCGCAGTTACTGTAAGTGTAGTCCCAGAAATTGTGCCTGTAAATACCGCAGTTGAGGGGCTAGAGATTCTCCATGAATACCGATAAGTGCCATCAGTAATATAAACGTAAGTGCCGTTGTCCGTGATTCCAACTTGCCCCGTAGTAGAGTTAAGTTGCCCGACAATTGTGGGAATAAATGAGCTTGTCAGCGAATAAACGTATTGACCGCAAACCGCAATTAATTGGGTACTGCCTGACAAAGTACGCATACCACGAATAGGCGCTTGGTTTTGAAACGCTACAACAGATGTTAGACCTGGCGTTGGATACAAAGCGACCACGCCCCGAGTGCCTGGAGCTTTTAGAGGATCGACCTCTGGCCTCCAATTGATGCACTCTTGAGCATCTTGGTATATAGATGGGGCTGAATAGGATGGGCCAACAAAGCCAAAGTCTGCCATTATTCCTCCTTATAAGACTTACCAGCAAGCAAAGTTTTCATGCTTGGCAGACTTATTCCGAATTGTTTGGCTAAATTTATCACGCTTATTCCATCTTTTCTTAGTTGTCTTGCTTGTCTTGCTTGTTCCATTGTCAACTTACATCTTGGGCCAGTATCGCTAGGAAAAAACTTTTGCCTTCCCTTTGCAACTTTATCTGCCATGTTATCCGCATGAGTACCAACACTTAAATGTTTTGGATTACAACAAATAGGATTATCGCAACTGTGCATAATAAATCCATGCTCATCCGTGTTTTTAGGAGCGTTTAAGTTAATTATTCCTGGGTTTACCAGATCAAATATAACTCGATGAGCATAATAAGATTTATCGTTTATTTCAGTTCTTCCATACTTCCCATTTGAGTAGCCTAACCAAGGCCAACATTCATCTTCACCTTTTTTGTCTACCTTAGACCATAAAACTTCTGCTGTATTAGCTGGTCTTCCAGCATTTGCTACAACACCATTTTTATGTCTTGCATACAAATCTCTTTCGTATGCCCTTCTTTTCTCTCTACGTTCTTGTTCTTTTTTTAATTGATCTTCTGTTTTTGCTTTGTTGTTCATGGTTGTTTCTTCTTGTTAAAAACAACCATATTGTACCACATTTTCTATCTAAAGAATCCACCCGACAAAATCCACCCGGCATCCTTCTGTCTACCGACAAGCAAAGAATCAGCATAGGTTGAAACGATTGCAGGGTTCATGTTTGTGCGCTTGACAGTAGATTTAGACTGCGCTGCAAACTTTTGGATCATACCGATTTGCGTAGGACTAGCCTTGCCGTACATAGGCATTAAACGCTCTGCCAGACACCACCGCAACGCCATGTTATAGCCTTGTGGCAGATTAATGTTGTCGTTTATTGTGGTGAATTGTTGAAATAATTGATCCACAAATATGTGCATCTCGCCCTGACTTGGGTTGGGCCACACATAAATATTGCCTAAAGTCTCAGTTGGCTCGTAATAAATCGCTTTAGGCCAAGGCCCGTTTAACGTTTTAAGGCCAATCATTTCGTACTGCTCAATATTTAGCACCGAAACAGGATAGTCTAGACCACCGTTTGTGATGGGTTGACCGTTGGAATAGGTGTTAATCCTGACAAAACAGGAATTTAACCTAAGTGGGCGCTGATAATAAGATTTTATTGATCTGCTTGTTACTGGCGAAGCATAATAGGTATTAAGTAAGTAAGTGCCTGCTTCGTTGACGTTATTGCCTGCGCCAGTTAACATTTGGGTAATTGTCGTGCCAGATGTAATTCCTGTTCCACTTAATGTTTGGCCAATCGATATACCACCGCTTTGGATGGATGTGATTGTCAAAATGTTATTTGTGATACTGCCCGTGAAATTAGCGCCAATTTGACCGCCAGGCCCGATGGTGTATTGTGTTTGACCAGAAACTACGGGAAAGATGATCTCGTTCTTATAGAAAACCATCATGTCTTCGTTAGACCATTGATCTAACATATCTTGGAGCATATCAAAGGCATCTTGCGCTGCTTCGGGCGTAGGTGTCTCCCCAGCTTCCAAAGCTCCTATATCTTTAAGCGCACGAGAAATTATGTCAATTGGCTGGGTCATAGCTCGTCCTATATATTAGGCGTGAAAACTTGTGGTTTCCAAGGGGGGACAATAGATTTCGACTTTTCCAAAAGCGCCAATTGTTCCTCTAACCTAGATTTTATTACACAAACACCATCTTTCATAGTCTCATTTTCAATCCACTGAGCCACCATTTCCTCAGTCACTTGAGCAAATGGAACCTTGTTTTGTGGATCTTTAAAATGCCAGTTTCCCTCAGTCTCAACTGTGTTTACCCCATCTGTCAAGGATAAATGATATTTGGCATGAGTGATGACTTCATCTTCCCCACTTAATTCTGATATTTCCCATTTGTAGTTCATATTTCACCTAAATATTGCTATGCTTACAGATGCTGGGTCTATATTTGTTCCAACAGCACCTTGAGAATAAAATTGAATTGCAGAAGTTGAATAAGTTCCATTTGTATTTGCTGATGATGCAGTACCATAACCAATTGAATAATTAGCGGTAGGAGCTGAACCACCGCCTCTATTAGTACAAGTTGCTAAGGCAGAATAATTAGCATCTATCATAGCATTTGTAAAATTTATTTGATATTGTCCAGCTCCAGCTCTAGTAATACTTGAAACATTAAAAGAAGCATTAATTGAACCACTAGATCCGACAAAATTAACCCAAGCCTGACAAGTATTTGTATTGCCTGAGCTATCTTGTAGTACAACAGGGACATTGGTGCTACTACTTGCAATAGTACCCCCTGATGATGTGCCTGTTAAAACTAAACTCATAGTGTGTTAGCAGTTATTGCTGACTGAATAGGTGCAATAGCACTTACTAACTCAGCAGTTGTTGTAGATGCTGTAATTGCAGATCTTGCAGTTGTGAGAGCTGTTGCCCAATCTGCATCTGACATTACGTTTGTTAGGCCAATCCCTGCTTTAGCAGAACGATGTTGCGTTTCTGTATAAGCCATTTGGTTGAGCTTTGTGGTTTGATGGGCAATAGCGGTTGGCATATCCACAGATACTGTAGACCCATTTAGTTTCCAAGCATCAAAAAACAAAGCATCATTACCTTGTGGTAGGGTTGAGTCTTCCACAATAATTGCACCACTTGGACAGTCTTTTGCAAGAACTGTCTCAATAGGTAATTCGCCTGTTGGTACGCATACTGATACGTTACCGCTTGTGTTTGTGTAAATGATTACTTTCATGATTTTCCTTATCTAAAAATTGCAAACATAATATATGCTTCATCTTCATTTGTATTTGTTGTATATGAAGTTTGAAGCTGGACACTTGTAGTCGCAAATGCACCTGTATTTAAAATACGACCATTTGTTCCGTTAGCTGTTCCATAAGAAGCAATACCCGTTACAACGTAATTTGTATCAACAAAAGCATTTGTAAAATTAACTGTATAAAATCCTGAGCTAGTTCTAGTAATTGAACTTACGTTATAAGTTGCTCTTGTAGTAAGTGTTGGATTTCCATTAAAATTCCCCCAAGCCTGAGCATTAGTATTTACACCATTACTTTGGATGTTAAGCACACCTGATCCATCTGATGTTTGGACAAGGCCTGTGGATGTGACTGCGTTTAGTGTGGTTGTCATTTTTGGGCCTTATCTGAATACTGCAATACACATTGTTATTAAAGAGACTTGAGAGTTAGCGTTGTCATAGCCAACAATTTTTGCAGAAGTAGTAGTCAAAGAATTATAAGATGAACTACCGAAAATGTTTAAATTCCCAGTATTGTTACTATCTCTTTGACCTGTACCAACAATAGCGTAATTTGCATCGGTTAATGCAGTAGAAAAGTTTATTATATAAACGCCCGATGAAACATAACTTATTGAGCTTACATTGAATGAAGCTCTTGCAGATGGTGTTGTTGTGTTTCCAGCAAAATTTACCCAAGCCCTACAAAGCGTACCAATCTGTGTACCAGACCCATCATTAAACTGGGTAGGTGTTCCAGTTGTACTAGATTGAATTGTGTCAACTAAAGCAGTTCCGTAACTCATAACACCACCCACCTTGATCCGCTAGAGATCGTTACAGTTACACCACTTGCCAATGTAATAGGCCCAGCAGATTGTGCTGAGTACCCACTTGGTATGGTTGTGCTAACAGAAATAGTCTGATTATTGGCGAAAACGCCCGACACGGATAATGTACCCGTTGTAGGGGTTAGCGTATCAGTAACTGCATTTTCGTTAATAGCCATGTTATACGTCCGTTGCGCCTTGGTATTGGCTCATTGTTTTTAACACTTCATAGATTGCAGGGAGAAGATCACCCTTTCCTGCTATATCAGCCAAACCAATGTAGTGAGCGTGTTCTTGAACTGTGCTCATATTAGCATCTCTAGCATCTTTGCTATAGTGGACTGCTACTTGAACTTGGATATTATCCTTGTTACCAAAGAAATTAGTCACTCTGGCATAAGCCTGTGGTGCAGGACTACCAAATTGTGTTTGTGTTAAGTTTAGTTGTAATGCCATTTTTTACCCCAGTTCTGATGTTTCTAAGCGACCATTCCATCTAATAGTGGTTGATGCCGCACCTGTTACGTTTACCGATATACCACCATAAGTTGTATCTGCGGTTACTGTTACGTTTCCTACTTGACCCCATGTGGATGTTATCCCAGATGTTGCCCCAAGAAGTGTAATTGTAGGTGTTCCAACTAAAGATGTTGTAGAAGTTGCAGATCCTGTTCTTTGAATAACACCTTTTATTTCCCATCCTGCAGCGTTAGTTGTAGCTTGATCTTTAGCAGATATGATCCCACGAAATGTATAAACCGAAGATGATCCTGCTGTTGATGGGGGAGGAAGAACTGCAATATTTGTACTGCCTGGGGAGCTTCCATCTGTAGTTAATTCAGTTGTGGTTGCAGTTGTTGTTGTTATTAAAAGATGAAATGTCTCTATTTGTCCATCGCCTACAACAGAAAAATATGCTGAATTCTGAGAATTTGCTCCATTAATACTTCTTGTAGATGCTTGTCTTCCATTAATTATTGAAGAAAGCGTGCCAGTTGCTAGATTTCCCCTTCCTGCTCCAACAAAAGAAAATTGAGCAGAAGATAAATTAGCAGTTCCAGAAACAATGCCAGAAGAATTGCCAGAAGCAGTATTTCCAGAAGCAGAAGAACCATTTACTCCACCACCAGAAATAACGGAACCAACACCAGATGCAATATTATTTTGTCCACCCCCAACAAAACTCCAATCCCCAGAGGCTACGTTTCTATTTGCAGAAGTCCCTGCATCACCTCCACCACCTACAAAACTATAAGAGCCTGTTGCTTGGTTGTTTCCTCCTCCTACTACTACTCCATGAGGTGTGTAGAAAGATA